CGCGGCCGCGCGCTGCGCCGCTCGATCGGCTATTTGCCGGAGCTCCGCGAAGTGCGCGAAACGCGTACGCCGCAAATCGACGTCGTCGCCTCGGACTGGGTCGCGCTCGAAGACGAAGACGAAGACGAAGACGAAGACGAAATTATGACTCCCTACGAAGAGCTCGAAAAACAATCGGCCGCGGCTCCTGCAGGCGCGCCCATCGTGCACGTCCCGAAACCCGCGTCCGAACTCGCGCGCGACATTGCGGGCTATGTGCACACGCCGGCGGGCTTTGTGAAGCCGTCCGACTATAAGCGCATCGTACGCGAAAACCCGGCGGCGGGCCTGCCGGAGTACGAAACGATTCCGCGAATGAAAACAAATGCGTAAGCTGCTGCGGCGCGCCTGGCTGCGCGTCTTGATTGCCTTCGCGCCTTCAACCGAACGCGAAGGCGAACTCGTCGACGAATACCTATCACTCCGTTAATGCTGTCGTCGTCTCTTCCGCCGGCGCTCCCGTCACTCGAAGCTATTGAATTCGAGCTCCGGCGCCGGTCCATGAACAAGCTCTCGCGCATGTTCCCGGATTCCGGGGCGCTGCGCCGCGAACTCTACACGCAACACACGGCGTTTTTTGCGGCCGGCGCGAACTACTCGGAGCGGCTGTTCCTCGCCGCGAATCGCGTCGGGAAAACGACTGCGGGGGCGTACGAAGTCACTTGTCATTTGACGGGGCTCTATCCGCACTGGTGGACGGGCGCGCGGTTTGCGAAGCCTGTTCTCGTGTGGGCCGGCGGCGACTACGGCAAAACGACGCGCGATATCCAGCAGCTTGAATTACTCGGGCCGCCGTCGGATATCGGGACGGGAATGATTCCCGGCGATCTCATCGTCGACACGAAAAGTAAACAAGGGCTCCCGGATGGAATCGAAGTCGTTTATGTTCGGCACGTCTCCGGCAAGTGCTCGCGGCTGCTCTTTAAGTCCTACGATCAAGGCCGGAAAGCCTGGCAGGGTACTAAGCCCGATGTGATTTGGGGCGACGAAGAACCGCCGATGGACGTTTGGACCGAAATCCAAATGCGTCTTATGGCGACGACGCCCGGCGAACGCGGGGGCCTCGCGATTTTGACGTTTACGCCTCTTGAGGGCTGGACCGAAGTCGTTAACTCGTTCCTGAAGATCGACGAAGCGCGCGGGCCGTCGAAAACGAAAATCGTCGTCCAGTGCGATTGGACGCAAGTTCCGCATCTCACGCAAACGGAAATCGAAAAGCTCATTTCTACGCTTCCGCCGTACCAGCTTGAAGCGCGTTCGAAAGGCGTTCCCTCGATCGGCGAGGGCGCGATCTATCCGGTTGCTGAATCGCTGCTCCGCTGCGACCCGTTCGATTTGCCGGAGTCCTGGCCGCGCTCCTATGGGCTCGATGTCGGGTGGAACGTTACCGCGGCCATGTGGCGCGCGCATGATCGCGACACCGACACGGTCTATTTGTACGACGAATATCGCGGCGAAAAGGCGCCTCCGATGGTGCACGCCGCATATATCAAGGGCCGCGGCGACTGGATTCGCGGGGTTATCGACCCGGCTTCGTTCGGCCGCGGTCAAGCCGATGGGGAACAGCTAATCGAGGTGTATCGGAAACTCGGGCTCGACATCACGCCGGCGAACAATCGCGTGGAACCTGGGCTGCTCGAAATGTATCAGCGCATGTGCGCCGGCAAGCTCAAAGTCTGGTCGACGTGCATAAATTTTTGGAACGAATTCCGCATGTATCGCCGGAAAAACGGGCTCGTCGTTAAAGAACACGATCACTTCATGGACTCGGGCCGGTATGTCACGGTGAGCGGCGCCGATGTGCAACGCGTAAAAGCGATGTCGAACGCGACGACGGTCGACTCGTGGCTCGGCTCCGGCGGAAACGCCGGCGGCGGCTGGTTGGGCTAGAAACAATGAAAACAGTAGAAACAGAAACGCTCGACTCGCTCGCGCGCATGCGCCAACGCTTCGTAGAGGCGGAAGAAGCCGAAACCCTGAACCGCATCGCGGCGGAAGAAGCGATTCGTTTTTATTTCGGGTCGCAATGGCAAGCGGCGATTGAGCAACAGCGCAAAGAAGACGGCCGGCCGTGCTTCACCTTGAACAAGCTCCCGGCCATCATCCGGCAAATCCTCAACGAAGAACGCGTAAACCGGCCGGCCGCGCAAATCAACCCGGTTGGCGAAGGCGCCGACGAAGACACGGCAGAAGCGATTCAAGGGCTCGTGCGTCACGTCGACGTGAACGGCGAAGGCGCGGACGTGGCAATCGGAACGGCGTTTACGTATCTGGTGCTCGGTGGCTTCGGCTCCTGGCGCATCCTAACGGATTACCTCCCGAAATCGTTCGATCAAGATCTCTTTCTCGAACGCATCCGAAACCCGTTCTCGGTGTATTGGGACGCGGCAAGTCAAAAGCTCGATAAGAGCGACGCGCGTTTTTGCTTCATTACGACGGACTTCGGAACCGACGCGTACAAGGTCGCGTTTCCAAAATCGGAAATCTGCGGCGCCGCGGACTTCTCCGGCTTCGGCGATCGCGCTCCCGGTTGGGTCTCGCGCAACGGCTGCCGCGTCGTCGAGTACTTCGAAATCGACGAAGAGCAAGCAACGCTGGTGAAGCTCGAAGACGGTTCGACGGCATACGAGGACGAACTACCCGAGGGCGCGCGCATCGCGAAGGATGAAGACGGCAAACCGATCACGCGGCCGGATATCCGGCGCCGCGCGTACGTCTCGAAGTCGAACGGGCTCGAATGGCTCGAACATCGGAAAGCGCTCCCGACTGACGATATCCCGGTTGTCACGATTACGGCCGATGAGCTCGTCGTCGACGGCGAAGTACGGCTCAAGGGCGCGGTTCAGGACCTCATGGAACCGCAGCGGTTGTTCAACTACAATTCGAGCGCGATCGCCGAAACAATGGCGCTCGGAACTAAGGCGCAATGGCTCGCGACGAACGAACAGATCGAACCGTATCAGGCAATCTGGCGGGCGGCGAACTCGCGCAATATTGCCGTGCTCCCGTACAAAAACATGCCGGGGCAAGCTCCACCGGCAAAGATCGCGACGGAACCGCCGATACAGGCAATGAGCGAAGCGCGCGCGCAGAGTAACGATGATCTGCGCTCGATCTCGGGCGTCTATGACGCGACGCAATCACCCAACGGCGGCGAGGAGTCCGGCCGGGCGGTGCTCGCGCGGCGCCGGCAAGCGGCCGCGGGCAACAGCCACTATAAAGCGAACCTGGCGCGCGGGATTCGGCGCTCGACGCAAATCCTCATGAAGTACTTCCGCGTCGTCTATGACACGGCGCGCGTGATGCGTATCGCCGGTATGGACGGGCAAGAGAAGACGGTTATGGTTCACTCGGGCCGGCCGGATTCGCTTCCCGCGGCTCCTCCTCCGAACATCAAGGGCGTGTTCGATCTGCAGGCCGGCAACTACGACGTAACCGTAACCGTGCAGGATGTGGGCGACGAAACCAAGCGGCAGGAAGCCGTAGAAACGCTCATCACGCTCGCGGAAACGGCGCCGCAAATTGTGCCGATTATCGGCGACTTGATTGTCGAGCAAATGGACTTTTCCGGCAAGCGCGCGATTGTCGAACGGATGCGGAAAGCGCTCCCGCCGCAATTACAGGACGGCAACCCGACGGACCCGAATCAACTCGCCGCGCACAACACGCAACTCATGCAACAGAACCACACGCTTATGCAACAGGTTCAGCATTTGACGCAATTAGTGCAAACCAAGCAAATCGAAAATCAGGGGCGCGTGCAAGTCGAAGGAATGAAGCTGCAGGCCGCGCAAGTCCGCGCGGACTCGGCGGAAACCGTCGAACGCGTAAAGGCTGGCTCGGCGCTGATCACTCACGCGGCCGATAAGCAATTCGACGCCGTGCACGATCACGCGGTCGCACATCGCGAACACGCGCAATCACTTCACGCGGCATCGCACGCCGCGGCTATCCAGCGCATCAACGCAGAGCACGCGGCCGCGCTCTCGCGCGCCAACGCAGAGCACGCGCAAGCGATCGCGCCGGCTGAACAACTGCCGCAAGCGGCATAAAACGACTTTCGCGCGCCGGGACGCCGGCGCGCCAACGTGTACCCGTGCACGCTCCAAAGCGCACAGGCCGAATCTGGCCGTTGTGCGCGGGAAAGAGAAAACGGGGCAAATCCGCCTTCCGGCGTTAAAGGAACCCATGTCCGAACAAAACACACTGACGCTTGACTCTCCCGAACTATCCGTCGCCGAATACCGCGCACTCCGCGGCGGCGAAACCGTGACGAAGCCGGTCGAGGCCGTCGAACCTCCCGCGGCTCCCGCTGCTGACGCTCCCGCCGACGCGAACGCGGAATCCGTGGACCCTCAAACTCCCGAGACTCTCAAAGAAAAGAAAGACGGCATTAACGGCCGTTTCTCCGCACTCACAAACGAGATTAAGGCACTCAAAGCACAACTCGCGCAAAAGAGCGCGCCGGCTGAAGCTCCTAAAGCTGAGACTCCGACAACTCCCACCACTGCGGCCAATGATCCGGAACCGGACCCCGCCAAATTCGGCGACTATACCGATTGGCAAAAGGCACAAATCAAGTGGGAATTGCGGCAAGAACAGCGGACGGCGGAAGCCGCTCGCGTCGCCGATCAACAGAAGGCGGCGGCGCAAGCTTCGGCCGCGAATTGGCAAGCGCGCGTAGAAGCGGCGAAAGCCGAAATGCCTGATTTCGAAACCGTCGCCCAAAACAAAGACTTGGCCGTTACGAAAGTAATGGGGCAAGCGATTGTAGACACCGAAATCGGCGCAAAAATCCTGTATCACTTGGGGCAAAATCCCGACGAAGCAACCCGCATCTCGAAACTTTCCACGCTCGCGCAAGTGCGCGAAATCGGAAAGCTCGAAGCGAAGCTCACGCCGGCCGCCGCTGGTGAAGAGTCTCAAAACCCGAAACCCGTCGCAGTAAGTAAAGCTCCTGCTCCGCACCGTCCCGTTACGGCCGCGGCTGGCGCGTCGAGCGCGAGTCCGCTCAAAAACATGGATTCGATGTCTCAGTCGGAATATCGCGCTTTGCGCGATTCCGGCAAGATTCGCTAGCGCTTTTCCTTACGCGACTTCCGCCGCCGGATACATACGCCGGCGCATTTTCTCAAGGAAGTTTTTCCCGTGTCTAACACAATTCTTACCCCCACAATGATCACGCGCGAAGCGCTGATGTTGTTGGAAAATTCTTTGACGTTCACCAAATTCGTGAACCGCGAATACAAGAACGAATTTGCTCAGTCCGGCGCGAAGATCGGCAACACCGTTAACATTCGCGTGCCTGCTCAGTACTCCGTTTCCTCCGGCGCGGCTTTGGCCGTTCAGGACTTCACGGAAACGCAAGTTCCGCTGGTCGTAAATCAGCAGAAGCATATCGACGTGCAGTTCTCCAGCGTCGAAATGACTCTTTCGATTCAGGATTTCTCGGAGCGCGTTCTCGCTCCTCAGATTGTCCAGCTTGCGAACCAGATTGATCAGGACGGGCTCGCGCTCTATTCCGACGTGTACAACTCGATCGGAACTCCTGGCACTGCAAACAGCACGGTAGCGCCGTTCCTGCAGGCCGGCGTCGCGCTCGACAACACCGCAACGCCTCGCGATAACGCCTCACGCAATATCGTCCTCAGTCCGCAAGGTCAAGCCGACGCTGTCGCGGGTTTCCAGTCGTATTTCAACGATCAAGACACCCTCGCAAAGCAGTACCTGAACGGCACAATGGGCCGCGCTCTGGGCTTCAAGTGGAGCATGGATCAGAACGTCAACAGTCAGACTGTGGGCGCTCTGGGCGGAACTCCTCTCGTCAACGGCGCAAACCAGACTGGCTCAACCCTCGTAACTGATGGTTGGACGGCTTCGGCTGCAACCCGCTTGAACAAGGGCGATTTGTTCACCATCGCCGGCGTGTACGGCGTGAATCCGTTAAGCAAGTTCTCGACGGGCAAATTGCAGCAGTTCACTTGCACGGCTGCCGCTGCCTCCGACGGAAGCGGAAACCTGACGGCTTCCATTTCTCCGGCCATTGTCACAAGTGGCGCCGCTCAGAACGTAACGGGCTCGCCGGCCGATAACGCCGCGCTCTCCGTTGTGGGCGCTGCTAACTCGACGACTCCGCAAGGTCTCGCGTTCCACAAGGACGCCTTTACCTTCGCCTCGGTCGACCTCGAAGATGTGTCTAAGTACGGTTCATGGGGCTCCCGAATTGCCGACAAGCAACTCGGAATTTCCATGCGTATTGCTCGGCAGTACAACATTTCGAGTGATTCCTTCCCTTGCAGAATTGACGTTCTGTACGGTTGGAAAACCGTTCGGCCGCAAATGGCGTGCCGCCTTCAGGGCTCTAACACCTAATTTGAGCCTGGCTTGATTTGATGGGTGTATGGCGAATCAACCATACACTCATCAAGAATTTCCGAAGTATATGTATCACGCGGACGAACCCGCGCGCGTGGTCAAGTCGCAAGAAGAGCTCGAAGAGCTCGGCGACGAGTGGGTCGAATCACCCACCGCAGCAGTCCGGAAGCCGGCCGCGCAAGCGCTCGCGACAACGCCCGCCGAAACCGCACCCGCGGAAACCGACGCCGGCGAAAAGCCGGACGAAGACAAGAAACCGAGAAAAGGCAAATAGAAAACTATGGCAGGGGCTAGCACTTATCCGACGGCGTCGGACCTCATCATCGAAGCGCTGACACATCTCGGCGTTTACGCGCCTGGCGACGCGCTGCAGGCGTCCGATTTAGCCTCTGCCTTTTTCACGTTGCAGGGCATCGTCGACGGGTGGGGCGCGCAACCTCTCACGATCTTTAACCGGCAAATCATCGGCTCGTTTTCGGCGACGGCCGGCAAGGGAAAGTACACTCTCGGCACGGCCAACACAAACGATTGGGTAACGTCGTTTCTGCCTCCCGTTATCGACCTTCTGACGATGTCGATGGGAACCCTCGAATTGCAGATCGCCGTCGACACGGCCGCGCAATGGGAATCCATCGGGATCAAGTCACTGCAAAGCAACATCATTAACGAGTGCTGGCCGAACTACGGCGCCGCCTCGCATGAGCTCAATTTTTACCCCGTTCCGAACCAGTCGATTCCGATTAACCTGTATCTGCTCTCGGCCGTGCAACGCCTCTCGTCAACGGCGCAAGTGGTGCAACTCCCGCCGGCTTATCAAGAATTTCTAACGTTCGAACTCGTCATTAAGTGCTCGACGAAGTTCGGCGCGCCTATTCCGGAATGGATTCCGGCGGCGTATCAGGACGCACGAACGAACGTCAAGGCCGCGAATTTCGAACCGCTCGATATGCAATGTGATCCGGCGCTCGTGTCGCGTGGTGCGCGTACCGGCGGCGCCGGGCTCCTGAATTTCTATTTAGGCCGTTAACGCCCGTTTTCCCGCTTCCCTCGCCGTTTCCGCCTTTCCTGGCGACTTTCTGGTTTACTGCATGATTTATCCGGGCTTCTGTGGGCAGAGCTACGCCTCTACGTCGTTTCAACTCGACGCGGAGGAATGCTTCAACCTCTTTCCAGAAATCATCAACCTTCCCGGTGTCACGCCGAAGAGCAAAATCATTTTGCGCCGGCGTCCCGGCTATAGCCTTTTACAGACGATCGCGGATTCGCCGGGCCGCGGCAAGTTCTCACTTAACGGCCGCGATTTCGCGGTCGTCGGCGCCTCATTCGTCGAGATTCTTTCGCCGACGACTTCCGTCGTCCGCGGCGTGGTCCCGTCCGGCACGTCGCCGGCGCTCTGGGCCGCAACGCAAACGCAAATTGTCGTAGTGGTGGGCGGGCTCGGCTACTGCTATAACCTCGCCTCAAACGCGTTTCAGCAGATCCCCACAAACGGCGGTTTTCCGCCGAATTGCATTTCGATTTGTTCCCTCGATACGTACTTCGTGGCGCTCGGCGCCAACACAAACGAATTCTCGCTTAGCGGATTGCTCGACGGGCTGACGTGGGCCGCGATTGATTTCGGCTCTTCTCAGGAACCCGACAACGCGGTCGCCATCGTAAATTGTCACGGCTACCTGTGGATCTTAGGAGAAAACGAAACGGTTCTTTTCCAGGACTCCGGAAACGCTTCATTCCCGCTTACCCGGGTGAACGGCTCCCAGATTGAACAAGGATGCGGCGCGACGAACTCGGTCGCGGTGCTGGACAATACGCTGCTCTGGCTCGGTCAGGACGCACACGGCGCGGCCGTCGTCTATCGCGCCGATGGGCAGATTCCGACGCGCGTGTCGACGGAAGCGGTCGAAGCCGCAATTCAGGGCTACACCCGCTACGATGACGCGGTCGCGGCCGTGTATCAACGCGACGGGCATCTGTTTTACTCGCTGCATTTCCCGACGGCTAACACCACTTGGACGTATGACCTTTCAACGCAAATGTGGCATCGGCGCGGCTGGTGGAACACTACCTCCGGAACCTGGTCCGCGGACCTCGGCCGTTACGTTTCGTACGCCTTCGGAAAACACATCGTTTGCGATTACACGAACGGCAACATTTACGAAATGACGCGCGCCGCGGCAACCGACGGCGGAAACCCGCTGCGCTGGCTGCGCGTGGCGCCGTATGTCGTCGCTGAAGCGAAGCGGCTTTTCTTCCGCTGGTTTCAAGTCGACTTACAAGTCGGCGGCGGGCTCCCCGGAAATGTGGATCCACAAATCATGATTCGCTGGACAAACGACGGCGGCTCGACGTGGTCCTCGTATCGGCAAGCAAGCTGCGGCAAAACCGGCGAATATCTCAAGCGCGTAATCACGCGCATGTGCGGCTCGTCGCGCTCGCGCGCCTTCGAAGTTTCGGGTACTGATCCAATTCCCGACCTCGCGATTTTTGAAGCCTATATAGGCGTCGAGAAAGGGCTCTCCTAGTGGCGCAATCGGTTTTAATTTCGGCGCCGCCGAAAGAGACCCCTTTTCTCACGAGAGACGGACGCATCTCCGACCCGTGGCTCGTGTGGTTGCAGTCGGTTACTAGCGTCGGCATCGTCGTACAAACGCTGCAAACCCTGCAAACGATCGCCGAAGACAATTCCACCGACGGCAATAACGGCACGGTCGCGGCCGAACTGCTCGACGCAATCGCGCTCCTATCCGAACCGCGGCGGGCGGCGCCTCCGGTCGACACGTTCGACTTTCCCAATACGCGGCCGCCTGAAGCGACTTACGAAGCTCCCACGTCTGAGCGTGTGTTCCGCGCGGAGCTCGACGAACTGCGCGCGCTCATCACGGCCGGCGAACCGTCGCCACTCGGCGCGACACTCGGCGCCGGGCGCGGCGTTTCCGGCTCGATTACGATTCCGAAACTCACCACGGCTAACGGCTCGATCACGGTTGTTGACGGGATTATTACCGGGTTTGTGAACCCGACTTAGGAAATTTATGGCAACAGTCCCTTACAAATTGGATCCCACGCAGCTAACGGCGTCACTTGTGGCGCTCGTCACGGCGCCCGGCGGGAATTACCTCACCACGAAGAAAGTCACGATCACCAACGTAACCGCGGCCGCGGTCACGTTGACGTGTAACAAGGTGCCTTCCGGCGGCTCGGCCGGCGCGGGAAACGTTGTCGTGTCCGCGATGACGATTCCGGCGAACACGGTCAACGGCGGCATTAAAGAGATTTACGAACTCGAAAACCAGATCCTCGCGCCTGGCGACGCGCTGCAATTCAGCGCCGGCACTGCCGCGGCTCTCAATTTGTCGGTAGCCGGTATCTGCCAAACCACCTAACAATGAACTTCCCTTTCATCGTTGAAACCTACGGGGCGCAAACGCCCGATTTGGCGCGCGAAACTGCCGAGGCCGTCGTCGATGCGGCCGTCGAGCGTGCACGCGCGAAGCATCCCGACTTCGATCGCTTCGTACCCGGAATTGATATGCTCTCGCGCTTCGTGTTTGCGGCGCATTCAAACATTCCCCTCGATGCGTACATCGAGACTCTGTACTGCGCGACAAAGCACGGCGATTTCACGAAGTCGCTGCGCGACGAACTACGCCGCGACAAAAAGGCTAAATGATTCGGCTCGCGACTAACGCCGACGTGCCGCGCCTGGTCGAAATGGGCCGGCGGTTCATCTCCTCGACGAACTATCAAAGCTTGCTGCCAGTCAACCCGACGCAAATGTCGGACTTTGCGCGCCGGCTCATCGAAGCGCGCGGCGTGCTCGTGTGTGAACGCGACGGCGCCGTCGTCGGCATGATCGGGCTTGCATTCTTCCCGCATTTCATTAGCGGCGAAATGGTCGCGGCAGAGGTGTTTTGGTGGCTCGAACCCGAGTATCGCGGAGGCACGGAAGGCATACGGCTGTTACGCGCCGCGGAATCACAAGCGCGTGCAAGGGGCGCCGTCAAGCTGCAAATGATCGCGCCTTCGGATGAAGTCTCGGCGATGTATCAACGCATGGGCTACGCGTTTGTGGAGGCCGCTTACCAGCGGAGTTTATGAGCGTCCCAGTTCGCATTTTCGACGGCTTCGCGCCGGACGCGGCCGCGGTTCGCGACGCGGTTATCGCCGGCGGTTTCAATACCCAAATCGGGCCGGACGGCGCGCCGTATACGGGCATTTCGCGCTATGCCGTTCCGCATTGGTTCGACTTGATCTCTGTCGCGGTGGGGGCTCCCATCGTGCCGCGGCTCTCCTGTTTCCGGGTGAGTCTCGCCGGCGAAGTTTCGCCGGTGTGGGTGCATTCGGATGATATTTGCGCACAATACGCCTCGGTGCTGTACCTCAACCCTCCGGAGCAATGCGCCGGCGGCACGGCGTTTTGGCGTCATCGCGTGCATGGTTACGAACGGCTATTCGGGCCGGACGAACTCGCCGAACGTGGCATCGAATACGGCGCCTATCACGAATGGATGATGGCGGAATGGAGACGCCTCCACCCGTGGACACAAGCCGGGCTCGTGCCGATGCAGTTTAACCGCTTCATTACATACCCCACTTCTTACTTTCATTCCCGCTACCCGTTTGAGGGTTTCGGTGCGTCGCCTGGCGACGGCCGGATGATTTGGGTTTGTTTCTTCGACCTCGCATAAAGACAAAGGACAACATTTATGGCTATTGCCACATCAACCGCGATTGGCATCGGCGCCGCGATCTCGGCGGGCGGCGCTATCGCTGGAAGTGCGATTTCATCGCACGAACAAGCCGACGCCACGAAAACGGCCGCGCAAATCCAGGAAGAATCAAACGCGAATACGCTCGCGTTCCAAAAGCAGGTTTACGGGACCACGCTCGCGGACGAACAGCCATACATGACGGCCGGGAACACGGCCGCAAACGCGCTGAACGCCGGTATTTCGGATGGGTCGCTTACTGAGGGCTGGACGACGCCGTTTAGTTTTACTGGCGTCGATTTACAAAATGATCCCGCGTATCAGTTCGATTTGTCGCAAGGTCAGCAGGCCGTGCAACGCTCGGCCGCCGCGCAAGGCGGGCTCGTGTCGGGCGGCGCCCTGAAGGATCTCGATAGCTACTCGCAGGGCTACGCCAGCAATCAATTCCAGCAATCGTACGAAAACGCGCTCGGCGCCTATCAGCAGGCGTACAACATTTTCAGCAACAATCAGGCGAACCAGTTCAACCGCTTGAGCTCGGTCGCCGGGCTCGGGCAGAACGCCGTCACGCAAACGGCCACGAGTGGCAACGCCGCGGCCGGCACGATCGCAAACACAAACACCAATACGGCGAACGCGCTCTCGAATCTCACCACGTCGCAAGCGAACGCAAGCGGCGCGGCGACGATCGCGGCGACGAACCAGATCGGCAACGCCGCGAACTCGTTCGCGAATTCGCTCGCGCTGCAAACCGGCTCCGGATACAAGTCCCCTACTGCGCCGGTGCAAGACGACACCTATTGGGACATCAACAACGCGGGGTAATCATGGCATCTGATCCGAGTATTTACAACCTGGTGGGGCAAGGCGTCACGCCTGTGATGAACCCGGCGGAAATCGCCGCGCGGAAAAACGCGCTCGCCATTCAATCGCAAGAACTACAAAAGAACGCGCTCGCGCTCGATCAAATGCAGCGGCAAATTACCGATCAAGCGAATTTGCGCTCTGCAATGCAGAACTATTACGGCGATCGCACGGGTACGGCTCCCGCGGCGTCGTCGCAGTTATTCGACACTGCGCCGGCGGCTCCGGCGCCGCTGACGGTCGCGCCTGGCGCTGCGCCGTCGAGCTCGGCCGGAGCTCCGGCCGGCGGCGGTCTTTCGCTCGTTCAGCCGGGGCCGTCGTCAGTGGATAGCGCGCCTTCTGCCGCTGCTCCTGCCGCTCCTCCTGCTCCTGCCGCTGCTCCGGCCGCGGCGCCGGTGGTTCCTCAACGGCCGCCTATGCCGACCATGGCGGATTTGATCCGGCGAAATGTGGCGCCGTCGGACGCCTCCGCACTGATTCAGCAGTTCCAGGCAATCAACGAAAAAAACGCAACCATTCAAAAAACGCTGGCAGAGGCGGACGAAAAACAGACGCAAGTCGCCGGGCTCATTAAAGATCAGAGCGGAATGGCGGCGCGGGCGATTATCAAGTCGGGTTACAACCCCGCGGTTATGCAGTACCAGCTTGATTCGTTTGCGTTGCACGGGCAGAAATACGCCGCGATGGTGCAGGGCATCAAACAACAACTCGCCGCTAATCCGGCGGATGCTCCCCGGATTTTTAACTCGATCGCAGACGCTAGCACGGATCAAGTTAAATCTTCCGCGGAGGAAACGAACGCGCAAACCGCGGCAACCGAACTAAGGCTCAACACTCCTAGCATCACCACAAACGCGAACGGTCTCACGCCGTCTCAGCAGTCCGAACACGATCTCCGCAAGCAAGAAATCGACAAACTCAACACTCCGGCCGAACTCGCGTTCATCGCGTCACGGCCGGGGCCGGATCAAGCGACGGCGAAGGCCGCGCTCGAACTCATCAAGCAAAACAACATCGCAGAGCGTCAAGCGTCGCAACCCGTCATCAGCCTGACGCCGGGCGCGCAAAGCATGCTCGCCGATAACTACACGCAAACCGGGAACATTCCCTCGATTCCCCGCGGGCAGGGCGGCGCCATTGTCGCCGGCGTGCTGAATCAAGCGGCGGCGACGAATCCGGCGGCGAACTTAGGGCTGAACCGGGCGGATTATAAAGCGAATTCGCAATCGCTCGCCGCATTACAGAAGCAGCGCGACGCGCTCGTAACGTTCGAAAAGGGCGCGCGCGCGAACCTCGATAATTTCGTGACTCTGGCTCAGAAGCTTCCGGATACGGGCGTGCCGTGGCTCAATCAACCGCTTCGCAACCTCAACGATAAAGCGCTCGGAAACGATTGGGCTCCTGCGGTCGCGGCGGCGCGCCAAATCGCAGTCAACGAAATTGCGAAGGTAACGAGTAACCCGACGCTCTCGGGCGCGCTTTCTGACTCCGCACGGCACGAAGTAGCCGAATACAACCCCGCAAACGCGACTTACAAACAGACGCTCAACGTCGCGAAGGTCCTCCGTCAAGACATGGACAATCGCCGGCTTTTCCTCGAACAAGGAATTTCCGAAATTCGCGGGCGCCTCGGCGCGGGCGGCGGTCTCGCGGCTCCTCAGAACGTACCGCCGCCGGGCGGCTCGTTCAACGGCCAAAAGGTAATTTCCGTAACGCGGATTGAATAATGCCGAAATATCTCATTCAAACCGACGGCGGGAAATACGTCATCGAAACCGCGGGGCCGGCCGCCGGGGCCGATCAACTCACGGGCGATATGCCTATCCCCGATGCGCGCGTCGATCTGCGCGCGCTCGGCGCGAACGCAATGGAAAACGGCGACAACGTGACGATGGGCTCGTCGTCTCCCTTCCCGCTGACGAATCCGGAAGCGGCGCGGGCGGTTGTCGTGAATCCTCATCAACCGGGGGGAAGTTGGTTTGATCCTTCGGCCGGCGTGCTTCAAACGAAGAACGGCGCGGCGCAATTCGCGAACGCGAAGACGGGCGACGAACGCGCGGAGGGCGCCTCTCAAGTCGTCCGCGGAGTCATGAGCGCAACCAAGCCGGCCGTACTCGTAGCGGCGGCGTCGAATCCGGTTACAACGGGGCTCGCGCTGCTCGCGGGAACTGGCGCGCAAACCGGCACAGAAGCGGCGCTCAAGGCTGCGGGCGTGACGCCGGGGTATACGCATCTCGCCGGCGATTTCGCCGGGCTCGTCGCCGGCGGCGCGGTGGGCCACGGAACCGAAGCGGCGCTCGAAAAGGGCGGCGACTTGTATTCCGTGCTCAGTCAATACGCGCCGGACGGCCGCGGTGTGCTCGACCTTCCGGGCAAGGTCGGCGGGGCTATCACTGGCGCGGCTGGTTCCATCGCTGGTTTACCGGCGCGTACGCTCATGCGTTCGAACCTCGACCCCTCGGAAGCTGCGGCCGTGCAATACGGCCGCGATAACGATATCCGTATGCGCGCCTCGGTTCAATCGGGCTCGAAGGTCGCCGCGAACACGGAAAAGATTGTCGAGCATTTACCGTTCGGTCCGGCCGCGGTCGCCGAAGAAGGCCGGAACGCCGAACGCTCGACGCTGGCGGCCGCCGGCGATCGCGAGGTCGCGGCGTTGAATCCGGGGGCGGCATCTGACACGGTGCCGCAACCGCTCGACGCCGGCGAAGCTATCCAGCGGGCGGCGCTCGCAAAAGAGCAAGCGCATACGGCCGCGGCGAACGACGCGTACGATCTGTTCCGCTCGCTCGAAGGGCAACCCCAATTTAAGGGAACGGTGCAAACCGGGACGCGGCGAGTCGTCGACCCGACGAACGTCGACCCGCAAGGGAACCCGGTTTACAAAGACGAACCCGTATTCGAGGACATTCAAGCTCCGGTAGATCGGCGCGCCGCGAAGCTCGCGCTAAAACCCGTACTCGATCGCATGTTGAGGCTTACGCCTCTCGCGCAAGAACAGGCGAGTGTAGGAATCAAGGCACTGCGAAACATCGTAGAGGGGCCGGACTATGAAAGCGCTTCGGTAACGGATGAAGACCTGAGCGCGGTGAAAGGGATTCTGCGCGACTCCTCTTCCGATCGTTCGCGCGGACTGGCTAAGTTCGCGGTTGATCAACTCTCGAAAGCCGTCGACCAAACCGTCGAAAAGATGGGGCCGGACGCCGTCGCCGCGCTGAAACGCGGCCGCGAAGAGACGATCAACAAATATGCGGCGCAAGATTACCAGAAGGCGTTAGGTTTCAAGAACGTTGGCATGGGTACGCCCGCCGAACCTGGCTCC